AGAAGTAATTGAGGCAATCGTTGTTGCCCCGTATTTGAATAACAGGTTACCACCAGACTCGGTAATCGTAAAGTTGGTGGTCGTCACGTTGGCCGCGTTGGTTACTACAGAAGACCCAATTGCGGTCACCATCTCTGAACCAGAAGCCGCAGAAAGTGCAGAGCCGTTGCTATAGACAACACCCGTAAAACTAACGGATGTTTCAAGCGTGTAGAAGTTCGTGCCGTTGCTGAACACGTAGTACTTTTTGCCCGCCGGGATCGTGACGCCTGTACCCGCCGGGGTGGTATTGCCGATGACCGAGCTGTTATATATCGTCATTGCCTGGGAGCTGTTGTTCCAGATGACGTACTGCTTGGGGTTTGGCGGGGCATAGACGCTAAACGAGGTTCCAAGTCCGGTCGTAAAAGCCAGCGAAGCGTAGATGGCTTGATTGGCTGACGCCGTTGCCGTAGACCCACTGACGTAGGTGAGCGCTTGGTTGGCTGATGCCACTGCTACGGTTTGAAACCCAGTAATGGCGGGATCAATAACATACGACAACGTGTCGTTGGTCGTTGTGCCCCAGGTTCCCGGTTGGGCGCCGTTGGCAATCAGCTCGATCCGTAGATCAGGAGAGTAAGTAGACATGTTGTGTCCTTATCGAAAAAAGGCCAAAAATCCAAATAACTGCTGGTTCTACGACGGCGGTGACTCAGTGTTTTCCACAGCAACCATGTACACCCAGTCACCCTCCAGCACGGGATCGCAGGGCACGAGGCGCTGCGTCTCACTATCATACTCTCGAAACAGGTTTACGCGCACCAAATTCCGATCCTTGAGCTGCTCATCCGTCGGGGGATACCACTCGCACAGCTCCCGGCAATCAGCCACCTTGGTCACAACTCCGTCAATAACTTCAGCTACTAGCATGGTCTACCTCAGAAGTTGGGAAACGCCGCTGCTGGCGGGGTGAAGTTGGCCGTGTAGCGAGCCACACCTTTGGTGACTCGCACGTCGTCAAGGTATCCGTTAAGATACTGCGTTGTGCCCGTTGATGTGGCATATACACGACCAAGCGCTTGTGCGGTTTCGTAAAAATTTACCGACGACGTACCGCTGGCCTCAAGGGTTCCGTCGAGGAACAAACGCGCCGTAGTGCCAGACCGAGTTAGCGCAAAGTGATACCATTGGCCCGTCGTGACGTTATTAGTTGAAGTCAAAGTAAGTGTGGTTGCGTTATCGGCTTGCAAGATCGCTATCAGTTTTGTTGTGCTTGCACGAATTAAAACACCGTGATCGCCAGGGCTTGCCAACTGTACAAGGGTGGAATACAGACTATGGAACGTTGATGCAGGAGCACCAGCAAAATACACCCAACCTTCAACCGTAAAATCACCCGTGCCAAACGTGATTGCCGGCTGGCTGGCCATAATTAGGGCGTCTGAAAGGCCATTAAAGTACATCGACCCCGTGCCATATTTGACAATGGTGGTATTTACCTGGGCGCTGCCAATTGTCTCTAGGTCGTTGACCGTTGTGTTGTCAAAGATGCCTGCGTTGGTTCCATTGACTAGCAGTTGTGTGCCGGAGACCGCTGTTACCGGGGCTGTTGGTGGCACGAAAGGACCCGTGTAAACTGCTGTGCCGTTTACGACACGCAAATTTGAAAGATAGCCCAACATGTTCAACGTTGCGACGTTACCGCCGTCTGCACCAATAATTGGGCGCGCCGCGCCATTCGCATAATTGGTTGCGTCTACGTAAGAACCTAATAAAGCGCCGTTCAAATACAATCTTGTGGTGCCGCTGGATCGAACCAACGCTATATGATTCCACGCATAATACTGTATGGTTCCACCAACAATTCTGTTGGCCCCGATTGTATAGTAGAATACCTGATTGGTTGAGCCGATATACAGCGTTGGATAAGGACCCGTAATAGAGTTTGGCCTACCGTCATAAATCATTCGGTCGGCGGCTACGGTTGGGTATATCCACACCTCGATTGTGAAGTTGTTTAATCCAAAAGCAAGGTTGGATGATCCAGTAAGCGTAAGGTAATCGCCGCTGCCGTCAAAGTACGCAGACCCAGCGTAAGTTGACCCTGTGTACGATGTTGGCCCCGTCACCGTGTCGGTGAATGGGTTGGCGCTTTTGGGTGTTGCGTTGCCAAACGCCGTAATGGTAAACGCGTTGGTGCTGTTGTCGATGAACGTGGTCGACTGGCAGGTGAGCAGGGACGTTCCAGAAATTGCCGTCAACGGCGATGTGGGTGGTGTGAAAGCGCTTGTATATACCGCCGTGCCTTTGACAATACGGAAGTTGGAGATAGACCCCAACAGAGGGTTGCTTGCGCTTTCGCCTCCAATGGTTAGAGTGCCCGTAGAAAAATCGGTCGAGTTTGTTACTGACTGCGCTACCGCGCCGTTGATGTACAGCGTTAGTGCTGTTCCGTTTCTTACCAACGCAAAGTGATTCCATTGCCCAGCAGTTGGCCACGCAGGGTTCAGTATTACGGATGTGCCCGAAAACACTTCAACTTTTGAAGTGGACGCCGTGTTAAAAACACGCAACACAGAACCAGAAGTCCCGTAAGAAAAATGCGTGTCATACCCAGTGCTGGGATTGGCAGGTAGGTAGAGCCAATACTCAATAGTAAAACTTCCAGAGCCAGGCCAAATAGTTGAATTGCTGGCAGGCGCAGTCAAATAATCACCCGTACCATCAAAGTATCCGCTGTAACTTGTAGGCGTTACTTGATAGAGCGTAAACGGGGAGAACTTGGAAATCTGCGCGCTGCCGGTTCTGGTGAGCGTCCAGTTCGCTCCGCTCATGTCCGTAAAACCATTCTGCTGGCAAGTCAGCAGGGTTGTGTCCGACGTGGCTACCAAAGGCGTTGTTGAGGGTGTAAATGTTGTGGTGTACGCCGCACGTTTACCGATTACGCGCATGTTACTGATGTAACCGTTGAAACCCTGCCACGTTGTGCCCGCGTACAAGTAACCGCCGGACGAGCAATAGCTGAGTGCCTGCGTGGTTAGCGTAATGCTTGTAGGCCCGGTGGTCGTTTCCTGCACTCCATTTACAAACATCTTTATGGAGCCAGTGCTGACCGATAGGGCAATATGGGTCCATGTATTAAGCGGAATTACCGAACCGCCTTTGCAGATCTGGTTACTACCTTGATACCAAAACGTAACCAAGTTGCCGTTGCTGTCCGGCCCAAAAGTCCAGTCTGCGTTTGATCCCGTTAGGTTCATTGACCCAAACACGTAACCCAACACGGCACCGCCGCCACTATGACGCGCGACAGGATAAATCCACGCCTCAACGGTAAACGTGGCCGTTGAGTTAAATGTGCTCCCCAAAATATTTGTTACCGAGTTTGCGGGAGTCTGCCAACCAGATGAAGTGGGCGCGTAAAAATCACTCCAACAACCAGGACCCACATACGGGTTGAATGCTCCCTGAGTCGTGTTGCCATTACGGGTGATCGTGAAGTTGTTGACGCTGCTGTCTACGAAGCTGTTGTTCTGCGCGCCGTTGGTGCCGTCCCCGTGCAAGAGCAACGTGGTGTTTTGAAAGTACGGGTCCGCGCCAGATCCCGGAGGCCACAGGCCCGCCTTTTGATAGTACTGCGCCTCTTCCAGGTTCCACACACCGGAAGCGCTTGACTGCGATACCGTCGGCGCGGTGGCGGAGATTACGCCGCCTGTATAGCGGTTCGTCATTAGCTGATGTCCTCGTAGGAGATGCTAAACGTGAGCGAGCTACCAATCGCAGACGTCACCGTGATTGACGTGCCCTCTTGCAAATAAATGGCCGTTGACTTGTCCACGCAGATCAACGACGCGTTACCCGGCACCGACACCTGGTACACAACTGGGTACGCAGTGCCGCCAGCGGGGGCAGAGCCCTGAGCCACCGCGCCGTTGGTGTAGATGGCGACTGTTGCATTGCAAGCGGTTGCCGTAACGTTTGATGCCACGATCTGGTTGATCTTGAATACCTTGCCTGAAGACGCGGCGTTTGGCAGCAATACAACAGCAGTTGTGCCGCTAGGCGTGAAGTATGTCGTGTTGCCGTAAATCGTTGTTACGTTGACAATATTAGGGTTTGCCATGAGTGTCTCGCTTTAATAGCCAAAGATCATTGCAAACGCAATAGATTTTCCGGCAGTAATCCCACCGCCCCCGCCCGGAGGTGTGGCCCACGTCCCGTCACCACGCCAGAACGTAGAAGATGATGCGCTCGTGCCGCCGTTGAGGTTTGCAACAGGCAAATTGCCGATTGCCTGTGTTGACAAATCGACTTGATACACTCCCGCCGCGTCTTGGTATACCGCCCGTTCGGAAGGGTAAGTAACAAACACGTTTTTTTGACCAGCGGCAAACGTAACCTTGGCGCCGCCTGCACTGGAAGCCAGAATCGTGTCGCGCGTAAGCGTAGGTCCGGTGGAGGAATACGTACCAATACCTACTTCCCAATCCCCAGCATTGGGGTCGAACGCCGTATAGTAAGTGGTGTTGGTGTTGCCAATGGCAGAAAAAGCCTGGTAGGAGAGGACAGCTCCGCCAAGGGTAAAGTCGCTTGTACCCGTTGTCGTGGTCGTTTCTTGGACCCGGTCTTTTAGAACTAAAGCCATCGTTTATCCTCAACACTTCTCTGTCACAACAAGATCCCACTCGGCATCTTGGCTGTTTTGGATAGCCTGCCAACTGGACGCTTGTGCGGCCTGTATCACCTGCCAGCTTGCGTTCTGGGCGGTGTCGATTATTGTCCAGTTGCGCGGGCAGACGTCGCCCACTATACCCACTGCTTCCAGCCCCGTCAAGGCGTTGATGTGGATAACACCCATCGTGCCGACGAAGCCCGTGGCAGACACACCGGTAAGCCCAGCAGTGATACCTGCCGTAACCGTGCCGACCTGACCAATGGCTTCCACACCCGTTAGCGGTACGTAGTGGGTATTGTCCGGTGTCCCAACTTCGCCAATTGCCTCAACCCCAACCAACGAGATCTCAGGCGCAGCCGTAACGGTGCCGGTCTGACCATGGCCAACAGATGGGTTGTTGACGTACTGCCCGCCCCACTCAATATCGTAGAAGCCGCCAGTAGAAGTATCGCCACTCCAAGGACCTTCGCCCCAGCCAAGCACGTCGTTTGTGTCTAGTGCTACCTCGTGGATGTTTCCAACCGTACCAACAAAGCCGTACGCAACATCACCCTCTGGGAACGGAATAACACCCGGTGTAACACTACCAACACCGCCCGTAGCAGATACGCCCGGGCCAAGCAGCTGGCCACCAACAACGTTGCCAACAGCCGTATCAATCTGGCTTGCGCCAGGAGAACCGCCCCACGGCTCAACACCCCAACCGTACGCGCCCCAACCTTCTATCAAGGCTACGGTATGGATAACACCCAGAATACCGACCTGGCCGTACGCAACCTGACCGTCTAAGACGTGGGAGAACTCAACAATACCGACAGAGCCTACAGCCCCAGTAGTCGCAACGCCTGAGAGGACAGTGACACTCGCACCGTCACTAAGTGCGGCGAACGGTGCTGCTGCAAATGGGGTTGAACCCAGCATGGCGCTCCCCTATGCTGGGGGCTTACGCCAGGCGCAGCAGGGCGGTCGAGCTAGTATTGGCAGGCATCGTCAGGGTAAACGTACCAGCCGTAATCGTCTGCGAACCGAAGGTATGAACACTCACTGCTTTGTTGCTCTGCGTCTGGTTGTAGATCAGAACAGTGTCAAAAGGTGTGGTCAAAGTTACGCCGGTGTACACCAGGCTTGCGGACGGGGTCCAGTAAGCGGTGGTGCCCGAAGAAGTCGGGGGCGTAGCGTTGGTAACAGCAATACCACCAGCTGAATAGCCTGCGCCAGAAACTTCACCAGAGGTGGTGTAAGCCGTGGTGCTGGCGTTCAACGTAGCGGAAGCCAAGTACAACGCACCGTAAAAGGTGTCAGCCGTACCGGTTCCGCGCGTAGGGGCGGTGCCGAAATTATGCGTTGCGGTCAGCAGCTCCGTTTTGAACGAAGTGCACATTGCCTGGGTATTTGCCATTTTTCAGTCCTTTCAACCGATCATTGCGGCCACTCCGTCGGCCAGCACGTTTTTCTTGAGGTGCACATGCACCGAGCGGTGAACAAGCTCACCATCCAACCAATACTCCACCCAACGGGTCAGCTCGTTATCGTTGTCAACGGAACCCTCGCGCTTCTCCAGCAACGAATCGTCCATTTCACCCTTGGTTGTTGTAATGAGCGCCACAGTTATTCCTTACACAAGACGGATGATAGAAGTCGTGCTGCCCGACGTTGGGAACTGCACAACAAACGTGTTGGCCGAGGTCTTGTTTGAGCCAAAGTCCAACACACAAACTGCCGGGTTGCCACCGCCGTTTTTGTAGATCAACGCACCACGCGCCGTGATGGCGCCAGTCCACGAGGCGTTGGCAAACGAGATGTACACCACTGCATTCTGTCCGGTCTGGTTACCAATCGTGGGCACTTGCGTCACGGTCAAGGCCAAGCCGCCAGCAGCATAGTTTCCACCAGAGGCTTCCCCCGTGGTGGTGTACGCGGTAGTGTCGGCATTGAGCGTAGCTGTGTTTGTATACAGTGCAATCTTGAACGTGTCCGTCGTGAAGTCGAACATGCCGTTCATCAAGCCGGTCTTGAAGCTGTTGCAGGTGTAGTTGCCGGTGAAAGCCATCAACGCACCCCGTTATTCTGCGGCAACGGCGCAACACGCGCCTGGCCACTGCGGTATGCGTCGCTACGCTCCAGACCGTCACCCAGACGCTGGGCCATCGCCATAGCTTCCTTGTACTTACCGTCGTACAGGGCAATGATGTCAGCCTCACCCTTCATGAAGGTGTATGCCTCAACCAGGCAGCCGTACAGCAACACCGTGTCAAAGTTGTCGCCAAGCCAAGAGGTGCCCTGGGCATTGTTTACCTGGGTGATCGGGACACTGAAGTCAACCGTAGCCGTGCCACCAAGGTAAGTAGCGTCGGCAGATAGGCTGTCGGCGACCGTGTACAGGCAACCGGAGTTCTTAATGAATATCTCGTCTACTGCACCGCCAGTCACAATTATGTCGGCCACAGCACCCTGGCCAGTGCCGCCCGTGAGCGGGACGCCGTAATACTTGCCGTTCGTATACCCAGACCCGCCAACAATAACGCCTAGCGCGTTAATAGAGGACTGCACAATAGATTTGGGGTAGTAGTAAAAGTGCAGTTCAACAGGGTAGTTGCTGTCGGGTGTAGGACCGACAATAAAAGATAGCTCGTTGGTAATAGTGCTGCCAGATACAGTGGGACCAAATAGCGCATAGTACTTGGGCACGCCCGTGTCCGTGGTCGGATTGGGGTATGCCTGCCGGATGAAGTTAACGTCTTTGTTGAGCAAGTACTCGTACGACCCGTTGACGATGACCGCCAGTGAATACGTAGAGAGATAGTCGTCAGGCGCAGACAGATAGGGTATGGTCGATGTCAGGGTGCCCGTCATGTTTTTACGCAACGACGGGAACTGAACTGTGTTGTAGATGCGCTGCTCTGCCTGCTCGATGAAACGGTTGATCTGAGCGTTTGGCCCAATCACCGTCCCGTTCGAGAGGTACGTATCCGGGAACGCGTTCTCGGTGTACGACTGAATAGCAGAAACAAGTTCGCTGTAGTTCATCTCAAGCCATCGGCCCGCGAGCCATCACGCCTTTGGTAGCGCACCCGGTACCACGGATTTTGATACCGTCAGTCTTGGTGCCTTTGTAGTCGTTACTGTGAATATTGGCGACAGCCACGTTGGCGTCACGCAAA